TCTGGGGGTTACCAGTGAGGTAAACATCTTGGGCGCCATAAGCGACGAGCTGCATCAAACCACCACCTGTCATTTGAGTCTATACCTTTAAAAGAGAAAAAAAATTTACCAGAGATGGGTTTTTGGAAAATTAACCGGGAGGGTCTGTTTTTTAAGTCTAAACACTTCTCAGGAAGCCCTCATACAGATGTCAACTGGTGACCCCTTCTTTAAGATTCGCCCCACGAAAAGGAGCAATCCTGAGGCAAGAACTACGTTGGATAGCATCCACCACTCTCATCTCAATCGTATTTTAGATGAAACAAAGAATTTAGATGATATTGAAGTAAACTTCCGTGAATTAAAAGATAAATTAAATAGTTGTTCTGATGATATTGAGAGGGTCAAGCTAGAGAAAGAACTCCAAGATTTATTGAAAGAATATAAGAAACGAAAGTCTGGAACAGCTGTCTATGACTACTTTTTGGAAACAGGAGATATTTTGTTTCAGTATTATGATATCCAAGATAAAATCAGTCGTGGAATTGAATCAAAAGAGACTCGTGTTGTCAAGTCAAAGCCTGGAAGTATTTGGGCTGTGTTAGAAACTGCTTCAGATTTGAGTGGTGGAATGATTGGAGCTACAGTCACAGGTTCAGATATGCGTCGTGATAAATTGCTAGAGAGTTTTTTACAAAAAGTGGATCCAGAGCATGCGAGAACCAGTGGTGTAACCCCTGACGACCCGTATGGAGAATGTAATGAATGTGGAACAGAAATGGTCTTCAGTAGCAATGAGGCATTATTTACATGTCCTCACTGCGGATTCCAGGAGTTTGTCTTGGTAGATTCAGATAAACCTTCCTACAAGGATCCTCCTCGCGAAGTCAGCTATTATGCGTATAAGCGCATAAACCACTTCAATGAATGGTTAGCACAGATTCAGGCGAAGGAATCTACAGATATTCCTCAAGAAGTCTTTGATGCGATTATGACTGAATTAAAAAAGGAGCGTATCACGGAGCTTGGAAATATTAAAACATCCAAGATTCGTGAAATTCTGAAAAAACTCAAATTCAACAAATATTATGAGCATGCGCCACACATTATGAACCGCATCAATGGAAAAAATGCCCCTGTGATTACGAGAGAAACAGAAGAAAAGCTGCGCCATATGTTTATTGAAATTCAACCGAGTTTCCAGAAACATTGTCCCGCAGGTCGCTCGAATTTCTTAAGTTATTCCTATGTCTTGTATAAATTTTGCGAGCTACTAGAACTTGATGAGTATCTCCCCAATTTCCCTATTTTGAAAAATCGCGACAAATTGTTTTGCCAAGACAAAATTTGGCAGATGATTTGTCAAGATTTATCTTGGCAATATATTCGTAGTGTCTAACAATCACTTTTTAGAACCATAATTGAGGCATGGGCACAGAAATAGGTCCTGGATCACCACCTGTCATGTCAGTTAGGTCACGACGCACCATTTTTGGGTAGATATTTTTATAATAGTTTACATCTTCTTGGGTAGGAACATGACTGGATGCGAGCTGAACCATCGTGCCAGGGCTGGTAAAGCCATCCTTCCGCATGAATAAACAAAGCGCTAAAATACCAATCACAACACCAAGAATCCAGCCGACTTTCATTCTACTTCTCATTGGATTGTTTTACAATCATGGGAGAATTATTGATACTCGGGGTAAACTGCTTACAAGCCTCGAGGGAAACCCACCAAGTTAGCACCAAGACCGAAGCCAGCACCCTGTCTTGCCGTCACACCGATAGACGGGGAGACCAAGTCCAAGACAGCGAAGACTGCCGCGGCAACGAGGGCGAGTGTGGTGATTTCATCAAGAGGCAAGCTCTTGCGAGGGATGAAGATAGCAGCGCCAGCTACGACGAGGCCCTCAATTAAATACTTGATAGCGCGATTGACAACTTCTGAGACATCCATTTGTTCTATATTCAGAACTTAGAAAATTTCTTCCAGAGACCTATTCAGCCGAAGACTATTTAGACTCACTGCGTTTTATTCATCTAAAGAGTCTCCACGAACCCCAGTAGAATGTCAAACGAAGAGAAGGAGTCCTTTTTGAGCGATGATCCCGAAATTGCTAGCCAGCGCTGGTGTCTCTTGAGTTTCATCAGCCCCGAGAACGTATTGAACCGGAAGGACCAGTTCTTTTTTACTTCATTCATCAACCAGTATGATTTTCACCTCCGCACGAAGAAAATGGAAGAGTTCTTTGTGAAGCAAATCCAATCTATCAATGCAAAGCTAGATGCCGAAGCTACCAGACTAGAGGCTCTGGATCTCAGTGGTGCTGCCGCAGCTTGCCGGAATTCCACACTGACAATTGAGAGCTATGTCTCTGATTTCCAGAAGTTTGTCAAGGCCAACCTGAAGGAACTCAACCAGAGCAACATCAAGGATGAATTTGATGATTTCATGTATACCAATACTGCGAAGCTAGAAGATGACTTCTATGCGAAGAACAACTTCCAGACAACTATGCGTGGAATGAAGATTCGTGGTTCCTACGGTCAAAAGGAAGAGGCCGAAGCTCGTGCCAAGAAGCTTCAGAAGATGGATCCGGACCACAACATTTATGTGGGTCAGGTGGGCAAATGGCTGCCATGGGATCCTTCCCCTTCCGCTATCCCTGACCAGGAATATGCCGAAGACCAGCTCAACACCCTCATGAAGAAATACAAGGAGAACGAGGAGGCTCGTGAAGTGTTCCACAAGGAGCAACGTGAGCGCGCACGCAAGGGCAAGGGTGTGATGAATATGGATGGTAATCAGGCAGCTGATACTGACTACAACTCTAGCAAGAACCTCACCGTCTCTAAGGCGGAGGATACCTCTGTTCCGTCTTTGGGAACTGGCTCCTCCCAGTTTGATGGTATGTTCTCGGGTCCTGCCGATTTGGCTATTAAGCGCAAGATGGATCGTGAAGGAAAGTAAAAACTTCTAAGCGGATTTTTAAAAATCACATTAGACGTTTATTGCTGGTTGGGACCAATAGGAACACAGATTTCCTCACCGTCCGCATCAGCACCCTCATTGGGGTTGGCCTGCTTCAAGCAGAAAGAACCCTCAGGGCATGTTGTCTTGGTACACCGCGGGTTGATGTATCCCTCATAATACATGGGGAACATACGCTTGAGCATAGGAACTACAATTAAGATTGCTAAGAGAACACCTGCGAGTCCTAAGAGAGTGTAACCAGCCTGCTTTGCCATTTCTACTAGAGGCGAATATATCCTTCAGGCTTTACGGGAAGACCGGAAGAGGGTGAGATGGGAATTGTAGTTTCTGCCTTACAGAAACCATTGATACAGCGAGTTCCAAAGGGGCAGGGGGCCAAATCCACCCCACACATTCCTTCGGGAACTCCAGTGTAAAAATTCTCAAATCCTTCTGTGCGGAACTGCATAAAGGCGGAGCATCCAAAGAGAACGCAGGCAACAAGCAATATAAGGAGTGCACTAATATTTTCTTGACTGAGACCCATTTCTATATGGAGTTTAGAACTTACGAACGGTGATTTGAGGCCCCTTCAACCGTCTGTGAGAATTTGGGTCATAGGCACTGTCATCATGTTCATCCTTTTCTTTGTAGTATTGCGCAGAATGCTGCCAGAACTCAGGGGCGCCGATACGGAAGTCAGCATGCATTTCAGCCTTATACCAGAAAATACAATCTTCTATTTTATTGGATTGACTTGTATTGTCAATGACTAAGCATTCAAAGTTCTGCGTACATTGGTCCATGATTTGGCAGAAAAACTCAAAATTCGGGAACGCAGATCCATAGTTATTAAAAATACGCTGTCTGTTAGACAAATAGGGCTCTCTCAGAATAAAGACAAAGTCAACATTTGTTCGGAGAGCAGGTTGGATACCAAGCGGATACTGCATCGTAATTAAGAAAAACACCTTGAGCCAACGACCGTTCATGAACAAGTAGCGAATGTTTTTATCGTGTGTCCAACTGTCGTCATACATACAATCGTCCAAAATTAAGAAGGAACGAGGATCCAAACGGCTTTTGCGACCTTCTTGCTCCTCTCGTAAAATTTTGTTCATGACCATTTTCTGACGCTTACAAAAGTTTGACAAAATTACAGGACTAAATTCACCATGAATAAAAATGGGAGGAACCATCTTTCCATAGAGACCATTGGATTCTTCTGTGCCTGAAATCACAGTTCCCAGAGGCATATCCTGGTGATTGAATAATAGGTCACGAACAAGTGTTGACTTGCCCGTTCGACGACGACCAATAAAAATAGCAACAGCATCCTGGGGGATCTTCTTCATATCAAACTTGCGAAGGGATACATTCACTGCTGGGTGAGACATTTCCTATGTCAAGAGCAAAAGATTTTTACCGCGTATATGAACGCGATAAGGAGTTCTATGAAAGGACAAGAATGGATCCCCGTCTCAAAGGTAGTTCTTTGTCTGTTCCAAAGCTGATTTCCTCACCTCTTGAGTGTAAGAATCAGCCTGGGTTTGACCAGCTTCAAACGTTTTATCCCGGTATCGGCATAATTAGCAATCTGAAAATTGCCCCAGAAACGGATTTATGGTTAGACCATTCCCAACGCATAAAAGAGCTTTTATCGCAAGAAACATCCAAACGGTCAGGCAAAGTAAGTCTACGAGTTGAAAAAAATACAACAACTACCGTAAGTGATGTTCAAGATATCTCAGGGTTCCGCAAAATTACGCACTTGTTGGACCCTGTTCGTTGGCTCCAAGGAAAATACAGTCTCCCCAAACACACGTTCCTCCCTTGGCATCAAGAGACATGGGAAGCAGCTTGGAATAAACTTCAAGACCCTATGAATCAGGCCTATGTGGAAGCCCTGGCTACCTACGCCTTAAGCAAACTCCGTGAGAATAATCTCAGTCCTCATTTTCATTTGTTTTATGGTGCGATGTGTGGAAAAGCTGATACGTATGCCTACAATATCACTGACTCCTATATGTCGTATCGTCATGCGCGGTGGTTCTGGACTGGTCAAGAAAAAAAGGTATTTGCCCTAAGTTTTGACGAAAGTATTCCCCAGGAGGTCAAGGATGCCATCCTTCAGCAACCTGAAGAGTTAGATTCTTCTGATGAGGATACTGAATCTGAACAATCAGATACTTCTGAAGAGGAACTAACAGGTATGGATTGTCATGCTCCAGAGACAGGATCTCTTCATTCCGCAGATGGCTCTGATTTTGAAAGTGCGTCTCATGAGAGTGAAACAACAGACGATTCTACAGAGGGTTCGGATGATGATGAGGAATTGGAAATCTTTGCGGATATCCAACAATTCCCTGTCATGATGATTTATACGGAAGCAAGTGAAGGAACGATGGATGATTTATTGGACAATTTTGAAGAAGTTGGGTGTGAGCCTGGAACAGAGGAATGGGAGCAAACTTGGAGAGCTTGGGTTTTCCAAATTATAGCTGCTTTATCAACGATTCAAACTGTCTTTGGAATGACACATAATGATCTCCATAGCAATAACGTTGTCTGGACACGCACAGAAAAGAAGTTCTTAGAATATAAAACAAGAGGAGGAATTTCCTTCAACGTGCCCACCTATGGAAAAATCTTCCGCATTATTGATTTTGGTCGAGCCATCTATAAATTAAATGATCAGATGTTTTATTCAGATGATTTCAAGAAAGGAAATGATGCTGCTGAACAATTTAATTTTGGAGACCTCTATGATTCGTCTGAACCTGAAGTGTGGCCCAATCCCTCCTTTGATTTGTCACGATTTACAGTGAGTATTTTTGAGAGTTTGTTCCCTGAATCTCCTCCTGTCAAGAAAAACGGAACAATTTTATCGGAGGAACCTGATTTGGTTGTCAGGGAAACAGAATCAGAATTATATAACTTGTTGTGGTCATGGCTGTTATGTGATGATGGGCACAACGTCTTGATGGATCCAGATGGTTCTGAACGGTATCCTGATTTTGACTTGTATAAGGTAATTACAACCCAGGTTCACAATGCGGTTCCTTCTGAGCAGTTTGAAAAGGATATCTTCAAAGTCTTCCGTGTGAAATACAATGAGAAGGCTTATTCATTGTTTTGCTAATTCTTTAAGGATTGATTATCAATCTAGGAAGAATTTATCTGCGACGTCTTTGTGTTTTAGAGCGGCGTGTTTTCTTTGACTTGCGTGTTTTCTTTGCCTTGCGCTTGGCGGTAGCCCCGCTTCGCTTG